TGTTTGCCGGATACATCGTGGGGTGGCGGGTCTCATCGTCCATGGAGACGACATTCGTGCTGGATGCACTGGAGCAGGCGTTATGGGCCCGTCGACCGTCCGGCACGGTCCATCACAGTGATAAAGGTTCTCAGTATGTATCGCTGGCCTACACACAGCGGCTTAAGGAAGCCGGATTACTGGCATCAACAGGAAGTACAGGCGACTCGTATGACAACGCGATGGCGGAGAGCATCAATGGTCTTTACAAAGCGGAGGTAATACACCGTAAGAGCTGGAAAAACCGTGCAGAAGTGGAACTGGCCACACTCACGTGGGTGGACTGGTATAACAATCGACGATTGCTGGAAAGGCTGGGCCATACTCCTCCGGCAGAAGCAGAAAAAGCTTATTATGCTTCCATCGGAAACGATGATCTGGCAGCCTGAGTTCACAGATAAAACACTCTCCAGGAAACCCGGGGCGGTTCACTTCCGGTAGCGCGTCCGCCACCTGATTGCGGACCGCCCACCAGGATAATTCAGCCAGCGATAATTCCCGTTCCTGCGAGCCATTCATTGCATGGCGTATGACGTCAATCATCCATGCAGACAGGTTTTGGTGAGCAAGTTGCCCGAGTGATTCGGAGGTCTGGTCGCGCAGCTGGTTGTCGCAGTGCCAGCACAACACCATTGCGCCGGTACCATAACGGTGAATGACGGTTTCACTGTGGTGATAATCGCCGTGTGGCCACTGGCAGGATTTAACATGGCGCAGTAACCAGTCAGACAATGCGCCAGCGCCACCAGCAGCACGAATCACTCGTTCGTCGCTGAAAAATGGCAGTAATGATTTATCCTCCGCCAGCGGCTGGCGAACGGCAGGAACGACCCCGGACGACAGATTACGCATGCTTTTCGGTTCCGGCTCCACCAGTACCCGGGTATTGTGGAATACCGGCATGGATTCACGGCCCGGCTTAACGATCACCAGCCCGAGTTCCGGTACCAGAACAGGTCGAAGTAATACCCGCACGTTACCTCCAGATGCGTTGCTGGAATGTGCGGGACGGACGCGGTGGGCGTTCAGAGTAAGGAAGCCTGACGGAGATTATCCAGTGACGATAATCGAGGCTGAGGGCTTTCTTAATCTCGTATCCGTGTCTGCGGTAGCACTGAATTAGCCATTCAGCTTGTTCTTCAGTACATGGGGGATGCTGGTACCAATCAGATTTGAATGTGCGGGAACGCCGCCCGTGCCTGCTGGCAAAGACAGCTGAATTATCAGAATTGTGTGATTTGGTATTGTGCGCCATCGTCTTTCTCTGCTGGCGCAGCAGGTGCCAGTTGTTCAGGCTGACGTGCGAATTGTAAACCTGAATGCCAAAAAAAAACAAACCCCGCCGAAGCGGGTTTTGTCAGTACTGAATATCAAGCTGCGTGCTTGCCACTACAACTGCAAAGTGGGATCGGGAAAGGCTTCCCTTTTTTCGCGTGGCGCATTACACCATCTACACACACAGAGTAGCGAAAAATGATCTCACATGGACAGCCACATTTGCGACAGGTACCCATTGCCATGATTTCGTTTTCCCTGCTCACCTGTGAATCCACACAGGTTGCACTTTGTTGGGAGAACCACTACACTTCGCTTGTCTACAAAAAGTGTTGTGATTGGATTATCTCCATACACTACGGAATGTGTTAGCGCACTTTCCGTCCCTAAAAGCCCTGTTAGCGCAGGGCTTTTACATATAAAAATCGAACGACATCTGTTGTGTTCTCACGCCAATTGTTTCCAGTACGATATCCGCAAATGTATCTGCCTGCCATTCTGCATCCTCAATACGAGTAGGTTCTTTAACTGAAAAGTGTAAAACTGCTTTGTGTCCAAGAAGCAAATGACCTAGCTCGTGGAAGATAACAGCAAGTGCATGCTCTTCCCCAAGGCAAGCATTCACATATATTTTATTGGGAACCGTAATTGTTAGAGAAGCGGGGTCACAATGTCCGATAGTTAGATCATACGTCAGAGCCTCCCACTCTTTGTCGGTCCTGACGTCAAGAGTAACCCCATAAATTGACAGGCTTTCAAAGAACATATCATAACGCTTTCTTTTGCGCTTTGAGGCTGTAAGACCAATAGCATTACAGAAGTTTATAGCTCTGTAGGCTATTTCTTCTTCTTGCATCGGTGACACCCTGTTACCTCTCATTTGATACATAATTACCCCTCATTGTTATTAATCTTTTGCAATAAATCTGCAAAACTCTTTAGCTGTTCCGGCGTAAACTGCGACTTAGCGAATCCCGCTACAAGCATTTTCTGTTGCTGAGACAAACCGTTTACTGGAACTGAGTCATTCGCAACTGCCGCTAGCTCCTGTAACCCTTCAATTTCTACACCTTTGGCCTTGAAGTAAGAATCAATCTTCTTAACCCACTTCAGAGGTATTTTTTTGCTACCAGTTTCTAAACCGCTAAGAAACGCTGGCGTAGTGCCCAGTTCTTGAGACATAGTCAGAAGAGTACTGTCAGTATCGATCCTCGCTTTTCTAACGGCCTTACCGAATTCAGTGAGTGCCATGATTTTATCCTCAATTTGTTGATTTAGCAGACTTGCCTAACGCAAGCCTGATGGGCGCTTAAATTCTAATTCCTAAAATTTACCATATACGAAAGCAAAGTAAACCTTTTTAGTTAAAAAAATCTCCTTTAAGGGAATTTTTTTCACAAAAAGAACAAAACCCGCCGAAGCGGGTTAAGTGCGGGTGCGTTGAGGATGCCTGACACATCAGAGGTGGCGAGGGATTTCTCCCCCGCCAGGTCTCTTACTCCTCAGGTTCGTAAGCTGTGAAGACAGCGACCTCCGTCTGGCCGGTTCGGATTCGTACCTCGCAGAGGTCTTTCCTCGTTACCAGTGCCGTCACAATGACGGTTAAACAGATGACGATCAGGGCGATTAGCATCGCCTTTTGCTGCTTCATAGCCTGCTTCTCCTTGCCTTTCGGCACGTAAGAGGCTAACCTACGTGTGTAGAGCATAGATATGGCCTCAGATTAATGTTAAGCGTCTTGCCGGACGCGTAATGTTAACTGGGGCTTTTCTCTATCTGCCTTTTGGTGTTCATGCCTGAGACAGATAGCCTCAAGCACCCGCTGCAATTCTACTTAACTCTCCTTTTCCCGCAAACCGTTTTTATCCCCAGCGGCAAATCGAATACACCACCAGCGCCACCGCCATCGCAATTCCTACCGTTGTTAATGCTTCAGGCCAGGTCATCGTAAAATATCCTCCACGCTTATCAGTCCGTTCCGCTCCAGATAACTCATCGCCTTATCCGGTAATTTGCAGTCTGGCTTCGCTTTCCTCAGTTGCCAGGTTAACTGCTTTACCAGCATGGTTAACTCATCGACCAGACGCTGATATCCCACTGGTTTGTATTCATGCAATTTACCGGCTGGCTCTGCTGCCAGCGATACCAGTGCGATTTCCAGAACAGCAATATCCATCTTATATGTGCGGATGATGTCATGGTCGATTGTGCCCGGTATGCACAGTCTCTGTGCTTCAATAGTCTCCTCTGCGTGAGCTATTAACTGCTCTCTGGTAAAAGTCGTCATGCCGTAGCCCCTTCTTGATATTTTTCAAACCAGAACACAACCGGCTCTGCTTCCAGCGATGCCAGCGCAATCCGTGCCAGTTCCATTTGTTCACCACGGGTAAGCCCGTTTTCAAGCGGGTTTTTAATGAACAATTCAATACGTTCTTTGGTAATAGTGGTCATGTGTTACTCCTTAACCCGCAGTGCTTTCAACTGATGAGGGGAACAAAATCTTTTCATCAAACCCTGCATTCATATCATGAACAGCAACACACCAATCCATCGACGAACGATTATCAAGAGCCTCCATGATTTCATCCATGCGGCGTAGGTCATACAGGTAAATGCTTTTATCGCCAATGGTGTAAAAGCCAATTTTTTTCGGTGATGGACAGCGATCAAGAACTTCCTGTAATTCGTTCAACCATGCCCGTTCTTTTTTTGTCAAAGTTGCCATATCAGTTTTCCTTATACGGATTAATTTTATTGTGCAGTGTGTTGAACGACGCCCATACAACGTCGGTATACAATTCAGTAACTGGCTCAATTATTTTCCCGATTGCCCAGACAAAAATTAGAGGGGATATCGGTATCATCAATACGATAAACAGAATGAGAAACAAAAATTCTGTCGCTCTACTTTTTTGCGGATATTCTTTTCTGAATAATGTAGTCATTTCTTACCGCCCTTTCGGGCGGCCTCCCGACATTAATCGTTGTGGTAACTCATGGCTTCATTTGCAGCATCAACCGGATCAACTTCCCACCAGCAATAATTTGGTGCGTTTCCTTCAGGTGTCCACGGTTCTAATTCATTTTTTGCCACATTCTCGTCGCCAGTAATTTTAAAAATCTGTTCAGAGAATTTTTTCACCCACTCGTTATATTTTTCAGTGTTAATAATTTTCTGTGTATTTGACATAGATATACCTCCAGTTAAGGATTAAATTTTATTTACAGTGCTGAACTTAATTATTCAGATTTGGATTATGCTTTCTCTTCACGAAGTTCCGATTGTTAATTTGGCTCACAACAGCACCTTCTGAAAATTACCCTGATAAAACGACAATATGCGCTGCATAACTTCGCTCTTCCGGCACTCGCGACAGATTATGTTCTGACGCCTGTCGTAGCGACGTATTTCTCCGTCAGGTAATGACCAGATAAGGTCCGGATCAACCGCAGATGGTTTCTTCAGCTTTGCCCTTGAGAGCTTTTTACGGGCATTTTGCCAGTCCTTACGCGCCTGTTCAGACGGGAATAACCCGTAACCAGAGTTGTATACATCGCCACTGGCAACCAGCTCTCTGGCCAGAACGCTCATCAGATATCTTGTTGCCCCAGTTTTAGTTTCCAGTTGTCGTAACGTCTCGCGCCCACTCTGGCGTACGAGTTCAACAACCTGCCCTTTAATTTTTTCCCGCTCTTCTTGTGTAAAAACTTTTGCCACAAGCCCTCCTGAAAATTACCTCATGACCAGAAATTAACACTTACCCCCTGAAGCCCGGCGGAATTTCAGTGTCCGGTTCAGAAATGTGATTCACGCAACGCTGCGCAGGCGAACGCCCCAGGCGGATAACCAGTTCATCCCATTTTTCCCGGAGTTTTGCCGGACTCATGATGTTTTTTACCCAGAACGAATCCCGCTGGAGACGCCCAAACATTTCACAAATTTGTCTGTGAGTTCTGCCATCCAGCATCCGCATTGTGCGAACGTCATTGGCCCATGCTGTCCAGTTGGGTTCTTTCGGTCTAGTGATCTCGCCATCATCGCTGGCCGCCTGCTCGTAAAGACTCACGATTCGTCCCCAGATCCACTGTGCGCACACCAAATCTTCCTGACTTCCCCACTGGCGTTTTTTCGCACTGAACACAACCGCGTCAGGGTGTCGGGTTAAAAAATCCTGTTCAGCCGTCTGCGGGTCCGGTTGCGAAGCGTCCGGACAAGAAGATCTTTTATCTGACGGATCAGGTTTTAATACTGACGGATCGGGGTTAATCATCGCCCCCCTAATCGGCAGTTTTTTATCAACAGTTGATCCATCAAAATTTGACGGGTCAACCGTTGAGGGGTCAATATTTGACGGGTCAACTGTTAACGGGTCATTTTTTGCCGGGCTAATTTTTCTTTTCGGTTTATATGACTCACGCGCCGCCGCCGCAGCTGCTTCGAGTTTTTCCACATTAAGCCGATAGATATTGCTTACATTACGCCCACCGACCTTACGCTCTTCCTTCGTCAGCCAGCCCTCTTTCGCCAGTTCTGCAATAGCCGATTTCACTGTGGATTCACTTCTTGCACCGATCTGACGCCGGATAGTTTCAATGGCAGGCCATGACACGCCCTCGTCATTGCTGTAGTCTGCAAGACGGGCCATAACCGCCACCCTGGATAAGATCATGCCGGTGAAGGCGCACCCTTCCCAGACAAGACCATGAAGCTTGCTGCTCATAAAACCCCCGAACACCGTGCTTTTAGTGCATCACCACAGCATTCCCTGCCGGGCCGCCGCGATTCATCTGGTCATACAAAACAACCGCTGACGCAACAAAATCATCGACATCCTTCCCCAGCCGATCCCTCCGTTCGACGATCTCACGGTAATATTCAGAACTGTGGCTGCGCATACGGGCCACCAGCAAAGGCGGCATCGCCTTTTCGATCGCCGGTAACAGAGCCTGCATTTTTTCAACAGCATCAGGGGTGTCTTTATCCAGCCAACGGAAAATTTTCTGGGTATTACGGGCCAGGGCTTCCGGATGGCTGTCGTCGTACAGTTCAGGGAACGTCATCCCCAGTTCGAAATAAGTCCGGGCTATTTCAGCTGCAGGAACTTTCTCACCATCAGGGTATGCCCAGGCATTCATCGCCATGCGGATGTGCTCATGTTTGATTTTCATGAATCATTTGCCTCTTGATGCTTCGGGTATGATCGTTTTCGTCATTTGGTTGCTTCATCGACATATTCTGCGAATAACATGACGAGCGTCGTAAGTATGTCCAATCAACATCAGGACGAAGTTCTTCACACAGGACACCACCTTTTGTTGCTCGTTCAATCGCAGGACATCTCTCAGCAGGTAACTGACGTACACCTTTGATCCATTGATTTACGCTTGGAGGAGATACACCTAAAAGCCTAGCCATTGCTGATTGCCCACCGACAACAGCACAAGCTCGTTTGAATGAATAGTTATCTTTTTTCATCGAATGAACTCCAAAAAACACGCAACAATATTAGGCTTAGCCTAATGAAATTGTCAATAGGCTATGCCTAATACATCGAGAGTAGGGATTGCCTAACGCGATGCGCATAGGAGACTATTAAGCAATGCTTAGTGGTAAAGACTTAGGCCGAGCGATAGAGCAGGCCATTAACAAAAAAATTGCATCAGGAGCCGTCAAATCAAAGGCGGAAATCGCACGTCATTTCAAAGTCCAACCACCATCAATCCATGACTGGATTAAGAAAGGTTCGATAAGTAAAGACAAACTTCCAGAACTATGGCGTTTCTTTTCTGATGTGGTTGGTCCAGAGCATTGGGGGCTTAACGAATACCCCATACCAACCCCATCCACTTCAGATACAAAAAGTGAACTTTTAGACATAAACAGCCTTTATCAAGCCGCCTCTGATGAAAAAAGAGCAATTGTGGCTTTCATCTTATCTGGAAATGCTACGGAGCCTAGTTGGGTTGATCATGACGTTCGCGCCTACATTGCCGCAATGGAAATGAAGGTAGCTAACTATCTGAAAAATCAAGAATCAAAACGGAAAAGCCAGAACATCACCAAGACAGGAACTTAAACTTATATGGTCCGACGGGAAATTCCTAGTTCCCGTTAGTTAACTCCTACTACCTCTCCCACAAACCATCACCTATTAGGTTGCGCCCAAATTATTAGGCATAGCCTATTGACAAGTAATTAGGCATTTCCTATAGTTTTCCCATACCAACCCATCCCGTCCCACACAATACAGGGCAATACCTCGAGTTACCAGGCAGTGGTCAGGGGTTAAGTAGCCAGCCCGAGGCGTAAGAACATGACGGCAGGGTTCAACTTTAATAACTATGCAGCAGGTTTTTGTTCCGCTACCCCGGCGTTAAGGGGAAATGAGGTCAGCATGGATACTATCGAGCTTGGCAACAACGAATCTCTGGTATGCGGCGTGTTTCCCAACCAGGACGGCACGTTTACCGCGATGACATATACCAGAAGCAAAACGTTTAAAACTGAAGCTGGCGCACGTCGCTGGTTAACCAGAAACACTGACTGATGAGGTTGACGATGGAATTTAAAGATTTACCAGTCCCATTCCAGGAAATGGCATCGAATGTGGTTCGCTCTCAACTGGCGACTCTTGACCTGAGTACCGTAGAAAAAGAAACCATCGACAATATATCCGGTAACGTACGCCGAGCCTTTATCGGGCTGTACGAAGAGAAGCAGCTCTCTTATAACCAGGATTTACATGAAAAATACTTCCTGGATCTAATGGACATCATTGATAAGGGGTTTGGCTTGTTAATGAAAAAGAAAGGGATTCGAATAGAACCCCTTGAAAATTACTTTGCAACAAAAAGCATTAATTCTTTTGATTCAAAATAAGAGAATTAATTACAGACTTAACATGCTCTTTCTCATGATTGAAGCTCTCATGATTGAAAGTGCCGGGTTGAAGCGAGTCGATATAATCAACAAGACTCTGTCGTACGACTTCATTTTTATCCATAACAGATGCAAGAAATGAAATTGCTAAAAGAGTTATATCACTACGCGCCGCAGCATGTTGCAATGCTTTATCAAAATTATTAATCTGGCGTATCAGGGAGTTAATGATTTCATCATTTTCAGTCGACATTTCACCCTCCTGAGGGTTGGTGATTAAGGAGTTCTCCACGGGTGAGGTGGAGTGCGTGCGCCGGACACGGGTGAGCATCCGGCACTGACAGTTTACTGAAAGGATATTTCCCTGAAAAGTCAGACCATAACGCGAAAGCGCACGGCGAGGTAGCTGGTTCATAGATAGCCTGTCGTTAAATTTTCGTCGACCGTGCGCTTCCGGTTGTGGCAATCCGCGAAATGGCGCGGCGGTAAGTATGGCGGGGGTATTTCTTCCCCCGTTGAGGACACCGGGTTGTCAGGTTGACCATACGCTTAAGTGACAACCCCGCTGCAACGCCCTCTGTTATCAATTTTCTGGTGACGTTTGGCGGTATCAGTTTTACTCCGTGACTGCTCTGCCGCCCTTTTTAAAGTGAATTTTGTGATGTGGTGAATGCGGCTGAGCGCACGCGGAACAGTTAAAACCAAAAACAGTGTTATGGGTGGATTCTCTGTATCCGGCGTTAATTGTTAACTGGTTAACGTCACCTGGAGGCACCAGGCACCGCATCACAAAATTCATTGTTGAGGACGCGATAATGGAAACGTTATTACCAAACGTTAATACGTCTGAAGGTTGTTTTGAAATTGGTGTCAATATCAGTAACCCTGTATTTACTGAAGATGCCATTAACAAGAGAAAACACGAACGGGAGCTATTAAATAAAATATGCATTCTTTCAATGCTGGCCCGTTTACGTCCGATACAAAAAGGATGCTGGCAATGAATACAGCATTTGCACTTGTTCTGACAGTTTTTCTTGTTTCCGGAGAGCCAGTTGATATTGCAGTCAGTGTTCACAGGACAATGCAGGAGTGTGTGACTGCAGCAACCGAACAGAAAATTCCCGGTAACTGTTACCCGGTCGATAAAGTTATTCACCAGGATAATAACGAAATCCCGGCAGGTCTTTAAAACAGTTCCGTAATAAATATCCGGTTTCATTCTTATATGCCAGCAATGGCAGGGATTTGTTCACCCTTAAATCTGTAATGAGGTAAAACAAAATGAGTAAAGTCTTTATTTGCGCCGCCATTCCGGACGAACAGGCAATAAAGGAAGAAGGTGCCGTCGCTGTAGCCACTGCCATTGAAGCCGGTGATGAACGTCGCGCCCGCGCAAAATTTCACTGGCAATTCCTGGAACATTATCCGGCTGCTCAGGACTGCGCTTATAAATTTCTTGTCTGCGAGGATAAACCCGGTATACCCCGCCCTGCCCTCGATTCCTGGGATGCTGAATATATGCAGGAAAACCGCTGGGATGAGGAGTCTGCTTCCTTTGTCCCGGTTGAGACTGAATCCGATCCGATGAACGTCACTTTTGACAAGCTGGCCCCTGAAGTACAGAACGCTGTCATGGTTAAGTTCGACACATGTGAAAACATCACCGTTGATATGGTTATTAGCGCACAGGAATTGTTGCAGGAAGACATGGCAACATTCGACGGACATATCGTTGAAGCGTTGATGAAAATGCCAGATGTTAACGCCATGTATCCGGAGCTTAAGCTGCATGCCATCGGGTGGGTTAAGCATAAATGTAAGCCTGGTGCCAAATGGCCCGAAATTCAGGCAGAGATGCGCATCTGGAAAAAACGTCGCGAAGGTGAACGCAAGGAAACCGGAAAATACACGTCTGTTGTTGATCTCGCCCGCGCCAGAGTCAATCAACAGCACACTGAAAATTCAACAGGAAAAATCAGCCTGGTCATTGCTGCCATTCATCGCGAATACAAGCAGACATGGAAAACACTGGATGACGAACTGGCCTACGCTCTCTGGCCTGGTGATGTGGATGCCGGAAACATTGACGGCAGCATCCATCGCTGGGCAAAAAATGAAGTTATCGACAACGACCGCGAAGACTGGAAGCGTATCTCGGCATCAATGCGCAAACAGCCTGATGCCCTTCGCTACGACCGCCAGACTATTTTTGGCCTTGTCCGTGAACGTCCGATCGACATTCACAAAGACCCTGTGGCACTGAACAAATACATTACTGAATACCTGACTACAAAGGGCGTGTTTGAAGATGAAGGAAGAAATCAGAGCGCAACTGATACTCTCTCGTCGCCAGTACCAGAAACTGATGCAGTGGAAACGGCAATTCCGGACAACGAAAAAACCGAATGCAAAGTGGAAGTCGAACCATCTGTAGAGCGTGAGGGGCCGTTCTACTTCCTCTTCACCGACAAGGATGGCGAAAAATACGGTCGCGCAAACAAACTTTCTGGTCTGGATAAGGCACTGGCTGCCGGGGCTACTGAAATCACGAAAGAAGAATATTTCGCCCACAAAAACGGTACATACTCAGGTTCACAACAAAATACTGGTGCATCTGACACGACCGCACAACCAGGGCCGGTAAAAGTTACCGCTGACGAAGTAAACAAAATTATGCAGGCAGCCAATATCAGCCAGCCTGACGCCGATAAGTTGCTTGCTGCCTCTCGCGGAGAATTTGTTGCAGGGATTAGCGACCCGAATGATCCGAAATGGGTTAAGGGGATCCAGACCCGCGATTCTGTAAACCAGAACCAGCATGAATCGGAACGGAACTACCAAAAAGCGGAACAAAACAGCCCAAATGCGTTACAAAACGAGCCAGAAACGAAACAGCCTGAACCAGTGGCGCAACAGGAAGTGGAAAAAGTCTGCACCGCCTGCGGTCAGACCGGCGGCGGCAATTGCCCTGATTGTGGCGCGGTGATGGGCGACGCAACATACCAGGAAACATTCGATGAAGAGTATCAGGTTGAAGTTCAGGAAGATGATCCGGAGGAAATGGAAGGCGCTGAACATCCACACAAGGAGAACACTGGCGGCAATCAGCATCACGATAGCGATAATGAAACTGGCGAGACGGCAAATCACTCAATTAAGGTGAACAGTCATCACGTAATCACATCCACCAGCAGGACGTGTGACCATCTAATGATAGACCTTGAAACCATGGGAAAAAATCCTGATGCCCCGATCATCTCAATAGGTGCAATATTTTTCGATCCGCAAACCGGAGATATGGGACCGGAATTTAGTAAGACTATCGATCTGGAAACTGCTGGCGGAGTCATTGATCGGGACACCATTAAATGGTGGCTTAAGCAATCACGCGAAGCGCAATCTGCCATTATGACCGATGAAATCCCGTTAGATGATGCACTGTTACAATTGCGGGAATTTATCGACGAAAACTCCGGTGAATTTTTTGTTCAGGTCTGGGGAAATGGAGCCAACTTCGACAACACGATTTTGCGCCGTTCATACGAACGGCAGGGGATCCCCTGC